AATGCTGCTCCGAAGCCCAACAGTCCAGGTACGGCTCCTGTGATTAGTGCTCCAGCCACACCGATGACTGCGAATGCTGCTGCGAGAGCAACTAGTCCCTTGACAATGGTTGCCCATGACATCTTTCCTAGCATTACAAGAGCTGGGGCGAGAAGAGCAATTCCTCCCGCAACTACAGTTAGCGCCAATGCACCAGGTAGCGCTCCTTCCATGGCATACATGGCATCGATCAGAAGGAACAATGCTCCACCCAGAGCGATCAAGCTCTTTCCGATCTCTCTGATGGACATTCCACCCATCTTTGCAAGCGCAATGGCAATCAGATTCAGCGCACCTGCTACAATGAGAAGCCCAGCGGCCTTAAGTGCGGTATCCTTCGGCAAGAATTTCATAGCTACGACGATAATGCCGAGAGAAGCGGCTATACCCAATAGACCTTGGCCGATTGTCCGCAAATCCATACCGCCGAATGCTGCTACGGCACTTGCCAGGATTCTGAGACCAGCAGCCAGGGCGATGACTCCGATTCCAGCGGAGATGATACCCTTCACAGGCATGTTTCTCATTGCATCGATCAGGAGAACCAAACCTACCGCAATAGCTCCGAGACCCTTGCCCAATTCCTTCATATTCATACTGGCCATCTGCTTCACGGCAAGCGCCAAGAGATTCAGAGCGATAGCCATAGCAGTAAGGCCGACACCCGCTCGAACCATTCCCGCAGAATTGGCAGACAGAGGAATCGATGCTGCTGAGACAGCAACCAACAAAGCCGCGACTCCACCAAGTCCCTTTGCGAGCTCTTCCCAGCTGAGTCGACTGAGAATAACCACGGCAATAGAAAGGGTTGTGATCGCTCCAGCCAACAGGATCATGGCACCGGCGATAACCGGCATCTTGACGAAACCCATCGTCTTGGTAATGTTGCCCAGGATCGCCATAGCGCCGAGAAGCTGACCAAACGCAACGGTCATTGCCGTCAGAGATGACTTGAGTCGTTCCGGATCCACGAACGACAGAGCAACGACAGATGCAGTCAAGAGCGCAATAGCGATGGCAATTTCCTTGAGAGTCTTCGCCTTGATGTTGTTCTGCAAAGCGACCATCGAGCCTTCAAGGGCCTTGAATGTGCCGCTGATGTTCGCAAGAATCCCGCCACCGAATCCCTTGGTGATCTGATCAATAGCTGAACCCTTGCCCAAGAACTTCTTGAACATCACGGTCAATCCGACAAGAAGACCAGTGCGAATAACGGCCAGGATCGCCTCGAAGTTCATGGTCGACATGGCGTTGCCGAAAGCGGTGACAAACGTTCCCAAACCCTTGGCTACAGATTCCCCAATGGACTGGAAAACATCTCCCGATCCGGCGAAACCCTCGATGAAGCGGTTCCAAGCATTGGCAACGGCTTGAAGAATCTTCGAGAAGGGCGACAGAGAACTCGTTACTCCATCGATTTCGTCAGAAATTCCCGCGGAGGAAAATCCTTCAAACAAATTCGACACAGCGTCGGCCAAAGCTCCCAGGAGTTTGAGAGGAGCTCCAAGAACACCGGCAAGTCCATCAAAGAACTTGGTGATCTTGTTGCCCTTCTTCAAGGACTCGTCGAGAGCAACAATGAAATCGCCGATTCTGGCAGTAAGATTCAGGAATTTGCCTTCTCCGCCACCAGCTGCATTGAATAGTCGACTAAAGAAGTGAAATATACCGCTAATTACTTGCTTCCCGATGTCCAGAATCGCGAAAAGTCCTCGGAAAGTACGTCTCAGATTCTCGATAGTGGTCGGACTGGGCTTGAGCGCTTCAGCAAAGTCCTGGAATCGCTTTGTGAGGTCAAGCAGTGTTTTCCCTGTAACTGGCGGGAAAATATCGCGAAATGCGTCCTTAATTGGCGCAACAATCATGCCAAGATTGTGAAATGCCGTCCTTACAGAGTCGATCAAGATCGTTCGGCCGCCGAGATCTTTCCAATCCTGGAGAACCTTGTTACGAGCGTCGGCATTTGCCTTGATGAATCCGTTGACAGCATTCGAGAGACCCGTGAAGAGTGTCTTGGCCTCACCGAAGTCACCAAAGATGATCTGCCAGGTCTGTGCCCAACCCGATCCAGCAGTTTCCTTGGCGGTATCGAGAACTCCCTGCAGGGTCTTGACTTCAGTCGCTGCTTTCATAGCCGTAGTGGCCGTCTGCTGAATAGCTTTGATCTGAGCGTCGTTGAATCCCTGTGCCTTGAGCTCAGCAGCTGACAAATCGCCCGTAAACTGCTGCAACGTCTTCGTAAGGACGTCAGAAGTCAGCCAAGACTTCTCACCTGGCTTCGCCGAGATGGAGTTACGGAACGATTCTCCGGCGATCGAGACGTTCTTCATCTTTCCGGTGAGCTTAACCGTCTTCTCATCCAGCGTACCCATCGCTACAGCGGTCTGAGCGAGAGCTCTCTGGAAGACGGTACCACCCATACCGGCATTTACGACGGAGTTCCAGTCCTGAAGGTTGACTCGACCAGCTGCGATAGCCTGGGAGAGCTGATACATCGCCGTCGAGGCCTGCTCAGCATTCGAGCCAGAGAGAGCCGCCAGGTTGGCGATACCCTTGATGGACCCAGTTGCCGTATCCAGATCGACACCGGCAGCCGTGAAGGTACCGATGTTCTTCGCCATCTGGCTGAAATTGTAGATCGTCTTGTCCGAGTAGTCGTTAAGCTGCTTGAGCGCAGCATTGACGTCCTTCAGCTTGGCACCAGAGGCCTGAGTGTTGGCCAAGATCGTCTGAACGGCATTCAGATTGGTCGTATACTCGGAGAAACCGGCCTTGATTGGATCGATGGTGAATGCCTTGGCGAATCTGCCTGCTGCTCGTACCGCTTGTGTTGCTAACTGAGACAGTACACCGATCGCAACGAGGTGAAACGTTCTGAGTTTGTTGCTGACCTCGTCGACAGACTGACCAAGATGACCGAGACTGAGACTCTTGAATATACCTTGAAGTTTCTCGAAGCCCTTACCCACATCCTGAATCTTGAGAGAGGCCTTGAGCTTGTCCAGAGCACTAATGGCCTTATTGACACCCGATTCGAACTTACTTGACTCGAAACTTAGAGCAACGACTTTGTCGTCGATGACAGCCACTAGACTCTATTCACCTCCCTCATCGCTTCGGCTACGATTTGGTCAAATATAGGTCGAATTGCAGGCATAATGTAGTCTCGGCCCTGTACATACCCTCCCGTTCCCGTACCATGGCCGTACTGAAGGATGACGGCAATCGGTACACCGTCCTCGACATGGCTGTTATGCCAGCGAATCGAGTAATATCCCGGTCGCGAGATAACGGAATGAGACCACGATGCTGCGGTAAGACCCGATTCTCTCGGAGTGGCATTCGAAAGAGCATTTACACCCAAAGTTCCGTACTTATTCAGAATATCAAGGCGTTGTTGCTCTTTCAGTCGGCGTAACCACGCTTCAACGTGACTAAACGATCCTTTCTCCGTAATAGTGATCATGATCTACTCTGCAGTGAGACGTAGAATCACGATACCCTTCTGACTGGGAGTTCTCGCTCCGATAGATTGACCGAATACCGTAGGCAATCCATTCAGAGGCGCTGCTTTAGCTCCACTCGCACCCCCCGGAATGATTCCGTCTGCTCCACTACTTGAATCGTCACTTTGGGGAGCTCCTGGCCCATAAACCGATGTATCTCCAGGATTATATGAGCCCCTTCCTCCAGCAGTAGCGAAAGAATAAGTTCCTCCGTCGTACCTTCCGACTCCGCCAGCTCCGCCACCTCCACCTTTGCCTATATTGTTGAAGATCGTGCCGTCAGTACCATCAGTACCAGGAATATAAGGACCAGTAGGAGACGGAGTACCGGCCAATCCTCCTGGTGCTCCTCCTCCAGCAATAGTGCGATTACCAATTCCACCATCTCCGCCATGGGCTTGTGTGGTAACTGTCAAAGAATTCGACTGAACTCTTTTTCCGCCCTTACCACCTGAGGCTCGACATGTAGTACCGTTAAACGCCGAATGTCCACCATCACTACCGTCAGAAGTAAGAGCAGGATTACTGGAATGCTCGTTTCCGGGAATACCTGCAATACCTACTTCGACATACACATCAGTAGGAAGAGCCGATAGCAATCCGCGAACTCGATGGAATCCACCACCGCCACCAGCTCCACCATAACTTCGAATTAGCGTACCCGTATTGGCAGTATCAATACCTCCGCCGATTCCGCCTCCGCCACCAATGCAAATTACCTCGAAATGGGTGTATCCGAGTTCGAGATAATTCTCCGGATAGAAGTATTGATTGGTTTCTAAACGAAGTACCAGTGGGTCAGGGCGAATCAGGCTTCCTGCGAGCTCGATTCTCATGACTAACCGTCCAAATATACGATGTAAGGCACAAAGACGGTCGGCTGAACGTTCTCGTGAGCCCCGTTACCACCCGTACTGCTTGATGCCACCGATGTGGCTGGACCAACATGCTTATCCCGACCACCATCAACGCCTGCCGAATCTTGTGTGGATCCATACGTGGCATATGACGCCAATCCGCTGCCAGCAAGATGAGTATGTGCGGGCATTTCGGGAACCGTAAGGACGTGTGTTTCCTCTCCAGTTCTTGCGGCAATCGTGATCGCGACAGAACGAGTCATACGATTAGCACGACTACCGTCGCCAGGCATCTGATCCATACCAGAAGGTACCAGACCTCGGAGATCCGGAACTCGGAAGTTAGCTACACCAGGATCGCTTGCTCCGGCAAATGTACGCCATCCCGAAGCAATATGACCAGCGGCGATAGGATGTTCTGATACGACATAGACTGCCCCGTTTGCCCAAACCCAACGTCCGTAAGTTCCAATCGCAGGAAGATTTGTTCCCGACCACATCCGAACTTCACCCGGAATAGCACTGATTGCGGCTGGACCCGAAGGACCGGCAGGACCCGGAGGACCAAGAACAGGACCGGCATCGATTTCACTTCCATCGTGCTTAATGAGCCACAGATGACCATCGCCTCTTACTTCACCGTCGACGACCGATTCTGCTTCAATACCTAGCATTCTTTCTGCTGTAAGACCGGTAATAGTAGCCATTTCACCTCCTTAACTTGATCCGCCGACGTTCGTAGATGACACTTCATATGTATCTGGATTCAAATATGTGGCATCTGCACCATCGATTTGGAAAGTGGTATCGTCGATCATATCGATATATGTATTAGACTCGTCAATAGCAGTCCAACTACCATCTCCATGATCAATGATGATAAGCGCACCCAGATATCCAAAGATTTCGCCGATTTCTGTGATTGGCGGAAGACTAGGACCCACTTTATCCGTTCCATACAGCGTGGATTCCAGCAATCTCAAGACATCAGGAGGAGTTTTCCTTGAATCGATAGAAATGTGAACTGTCGGTCGAAGTTTCTGAATCTTTGGAGGTGTTCCTGTCAAAGTCCAGGAAAACTGGGTTGCTTCGGCCGTTTCTCTCAAGGTTTGGAAAGTAGCCGTATCAGGATTAGCAATAATATTATAAAGGATATGAATCTTGTATCCGTGATCCATCCCATCAATGTCATTGCCGACTTTCGTTCGGTATGACAAGTTGAAACTCTTCGAGGGTTGCTCGTAATAGTCCAATCCTGGGGCAACTTCGGCAATTCCGTTGACAGAATCGAACTCGTCGGGATAGGTATACGCCTTGAGCTTTCCCTGGAAGTCTCCTGGAGTAAGATTCTCTAGAAACTTCACACCCTCAAGATAAAACGACTTCAATTCTGAGTTTTCGGACTCTTCTACATCGATGAGCCCGTTCCAAGGAGCTACTGTGCCGTCTTGAAGATAGAGAACCCCACGATCGACACCCGTTTGATACACTCTCTCGCCGACTTCATCCCAAGTAAGAGTTGCCACGTCACCCCCTTTCTAACCTTTGCTTCCGAGCTGTGCTCTACGTTGAGCATTGAGTTCTCTGTTTCGGGCTGCGATTTCAGCGCGACTCATCTTCTTGGGTTTCGCTGACTTGACATTACAAACTCGAATCAACGTGAATAACCGATTGAGATGCCAGTGCTCACATTCGAATGGGATCTGAAACGTCACCATCCAGTAATAGATGAGTTCGGACGTGATCACTTCTCTACTTGGAGGAGCTCCAGGAGCTTCATTGAACCAAGTGGCACTCATCTTTGCGTCGATGTATTCGTTAATCGCGTTGATGTTCTGCTCAGAAAGCTTGAGATACACTTCGTCCGGCACATTTGGAGTCAATGTCATGGCCTTGATATAGCCGATGACTTCTTCGGTCGTCTTCTCGACCTTGCCTAGGAAAGGCTTTTCGTACTTTGACTCCCATTTTGACAGTGAGACTAGAGAATGCTCTAGATCCAAAGTCACGTCGTCAACGGTGATGAACTCTTGTGACTTTTCGTCGAACATTTCGACGCCCGGAACAATAATGGTAAGCATTCCCTAGTCTCCTGTCTAAGCAAATCATGATCCTTGGGGCTCAGGGCCCACCAAACAGCGCGATAACTGCGTCCGGCGTCGGAAGAGCAGCCTCGGTTGCACCATTGCCATACAGCAGATTCTCGAGTGCTGTAAGATCCGCCGCATCCACCACAGTCGAGTCGACCACGATCAGCGAAGTCGGCTTGTAGTCCGTCACCGGCACTGGA